CTTTGGCAAGAGCATTGCGTGTTGTCGTTATAAAATCGAAAGGACAAGTCTATGGCACTGTGAATGGAATTATGGTTGCATCTAATGTTATCATGGTTCCAGCCCACGTTGTTCCATATGTCTTTCCATTTGATATTGAAACGACTACTACGCCTGGCATTCCTAGCGCCAGGACGAAAGACCAAAAATTGACAGAGGAGTATTGCTATATTGATCGTGAACATGATCATGCATTTATTCATTTGTCATCAAGCCCAGCAAGTACTGACTATTCGAAATTCTTCCCGGAGGAATATCCCACCTTTTATAACAGGTCAACTGTTTTGTTGTGGAAATCCCCAGAGAATGAAGTTAAGATTAGTAGACAAGCTGCGCATCCTAATCATGAAGATGTGAAGTATGCTGGTTTCCTTGAACACCCTGGTTGGTTATGGGGACAAAAGAACAAATTCACAGTTCTCAAAGTCTCCAAGGGTGAAGGTCTTTCTTACAACACTGAATTTCGTGGATTTGGTGGATTGTGTGGAGGTCTTTTAGTTGATGCAAATCTTGGTATCATCTATGGCTTTCATGTCGCAGGTATTCCCAACTCTCATCAAGGCTGGAGCACTTGTGTTTTGCAATCACACATCAAAACTGCACTTTCCTCATTGAAAAGGACAAGTCCAAGTCTTGTCGTCCATTCTGCAAATGTTGTATCTGTTGATACCTATGGTCTTCCTTACTCGTTGTCAAATGAGAAACCACTTTACTTGCGTGAAGATGGAACTAAGGATAAAACCATAGTTTCCTATCTAGGAAAAGTTCTAAAAGATGGACAGCCTTTGGAAAATCGTGCACGTACTCCGTATATGCGCACACCTTTCAAAGGTATTGAGGAGAATTTAGGTGCACGAAAGCACCGACCACCCACAAAGCCCAATGATGTTGCTAAAGGAATGAAAACTTTGAACAAGTTGACAAATCCTGTACAACATTATGAAGGAGATATTTTGAAGTTAGCAATTGCTGATTATCAAGAACATACTCTAGATACTATCCGAAAAGATCCAAAGGCTTCAGAGATATTGAGAATTTACTCACAAAAGGAAGCAATGGATGGAATTGGAAAGTTTGGGTTAGGTGGATTACCAAATGATACTTCTGCTGGTTTTCCTATTCAGAAATCAAAGAAACATTGTTTGAAACGTGATGCTATGGATGAGACTCTCGTCCAAGTACCACGTGAATTCAACGACAAATTTGATATTCAGAGTGAGATTGATCGAACTTTAGAATGTTGGAATAACAACCTTCGTTCTGAATCGATCTATAAAGCTAGTAGTAAGGTCAACGAATTGTTACCAGAAGAAAAAGCAATAGATAAAGTGAGGAAGTTTTATGGAAGTTCTTTCGCTAATTTTGTTGCATCCCGTCGAGTTTTGGCGGGAATTCCACAAATCATGAAAAAGCACTGGAGAACAACAGAGTGTTTGGTTGGAATCAACCCTCTTTCAAAGGAGTGGAATGAGTTCCATCAATATCTCATAGAATATAGCACGAAAAACATGATTGCTGGGGATTTTTCTGGTTTTGAC